GAACAATACTTAGACAAATGAGTGATCAACATCGATACTTCTAAGAGTTTTATTTGCCCAAGTAAACCATCTGGGTTACGCTGTCACTAGGTTATGTTTATGGGTCGGAACAAATGAAATATCAGCAGCTTGAGAATCTAGAATGTGGGTGGAAATGGAAGTATCTCATCAAAAAATGGAAAGATGGTGAAGCGATTACCCGACATATTGATACAAGCGAAGCAGATGCAGCGGTCGCAGAACTAAAACGCCTTGAACACGAGCCTACACTTGTCTTAGCTTGGATAGAAAACCACATGTCAGAAGAGTTAGATAATAAACTCAAGCAGGCTATCCGAGCGAAACGGAAACGTCACTTCAATGCAGAGCAAGTCCATACAAAGAAGAAATCCATTGATTTAGATTACCGAGTTTGGGAAAAGCTTTCTAGTAGAGCGAATGAACTTGGTTGTACGTTATCTGACGCAATTGAATATTTGCTTTCCGAAGCGTCGAGAAGTGAAAAAGCGAGTCAAAAAGTTACCTCAATTAAAGAGGATTTGAGTAAATTGCTATCTAGCTAGGATAGGGAGTGCCAAATGTTATATGTAATCTTAATTGCAGCCATCGTGATCTTTTGGTTGATCGCAGTCGATAGGCCGGTGTTAAAAGTAAAGTTCGATAATGGCCATATTAGTAACGTAAAAGGGCATCTACCTCCTTCTTTCAAACACAACTTACAGGATATTAGTGAGCATAACCCGTTTACTGGTGAAATGAAGGTGTATAGCCAACGAACAGGAATGCGCTTAAGCTTTTCCAAAGGCATTCCCAAAAAAGTTCAACAGAGGATTCGTAACGTTTTTCCGCACCAGGGCTTCAAAGCAAACAAAGGCAAGAAGCGCGCTTAATTACATATCAGTTACTTCATCATGTTAAATGGGACGCAATGTGGCGTCCCATTTTCGTATCTACAGAAAAATTACTTATCATTGAACAATCAACAACATAAACGGACCAAAACGATGAGATACGTTGTAACTTTAATGATATTGATCTTTGCAAGTAATTCAGTTTTTGCTGACGATTCAGAAACGAACCTGTTGGCTAAAAAGATTAAGACTAAGCTTCAAAAGAAAGTAGACAATAAGTTTGATGGCTATCAAGGTTATTGTGACGTCATGATAGAAATGGAGCACAAAAGTAAAAACGCAGTAATAAAAAGAGTAACCAGTAGTGGTGACCAAAAAGTGTGTAGGTACGTTAAGTCCAACTTGAAGAAAGGAAAACGCTATCGTTACAAATACCCCGAAAAGTACATTCGCCTCCATATAACCACAGGCTTATAAATGTTTCAGAACGCCTTGATTAAGAGCGAGTGAACTGAGCTCGTGATTTTTGGCAGATTTCGTTGCGGAGCGATTAGAGCGTTTAGCTGATTTTTGCTGTTGTACGAGGCAAGTATGAAAGGCTTTTTTGTTTGGTAGCGCTTAAGTTAGTAATCGTGATGCCATTGAATGGCAAATTCAGTGAGTTGGCCATCATCACCATACATAGATTGATTCAGGTACTTACGGAAGAACACGCCAGTAAGTCGAGGACTAAGCGCGCATCAATTTTCAATAAGAGATTTGATTTGCTTCGTAAGCATAACCACAAACCAAACTAGCGATTGCAAGCCCACAGAAACCTCGGTTAAAGCTGTTAATCTTAGGATGACATTAAAGTAGCTAAAACCGGACATTATTGCTTTGAGTTTACATTCCCCTCAGTGCGCATTATATCTGCTTATGTTGAATTCGATTGCATATGCTAGTCCTATAAAATGTCTCTCTTTTGAGGGACTATTCAATGAAGTATCACGAAATGACTAAAAACTATATTTTTCGTGAATTTGAATGTGGTTTATCTGTCGAACAAGCTGCTGAACTTTGTTTAAAAACTGTGAGAACAGTCAAAGAATGGGATAAGGGGAAAACCATTCCACCGGAGTGTAAACGGTTGATGAGAATGACAAAGGGAAGGGAGCTTAGCCCATCAGAACAGTGGGAACATTTTAAAATGCACTATGACAGGCTTGAACTTCCAACTGGTCAATTGGTAACGGCTCAGCAGATTTTGACAGGAATAGCTTTGTTAGAGATTGGGGCATTAACTGATTTAGAAGCAGCTGGTCAAGTGCTAAAATATGCAAGAGCACTTAGAGACATGATGTAGAAAAAGGCTCCTAAAGGAGCCTTAGTCATTAAGCTGCAGATTTTTTTGATTCCTCAATTATCTTGAGGACAAACTCTTTGTCAGTAGTAAGAAGTTCACACGCTGAAAGCTTCTGAAGGTGATTAAGTCGGTCGGAAAAATTGGAGCAAGTTTCTGCATGTCCAACAACCGAAACGCACTTGTTAATATAAGGTTTACTGTACTTAAGCTCACCCTCGAAAATAGCTGAAATCTCGGCATTTCGCAGATCCAAATACTCCAGAATTGGCGGGATTAGCTCTATCTTGTTCCAAACATACCCGTTTCGATGGGTATCCACATCAATCACTTGCCTTTGTTTTAACAACAGAACTATGTCGTTGAAACTTGACTCAATAACATTATCAAACGCAATACCATTAACAAAACAAGATGAATTTAGAAAATCATAAACTGCTGACTTAACGTTAGAATGGCCTATGTATCTTTCATTGCTAATGTATGCATTTACTTGGATAAGTAACCTAGACAAATCCCACTTCATTAAAGAAGTATCTCCGTAATCGGAAAGGATATAGTCAATAGCATAAGGAACTTCAATTGGTTTTGACAACAGGCTCTTTAAATTGTCTAAATGGCCGTTAATTAATTCATCGATTTGCGATAACTTTGCTTGTTTTGTATTAGCTGATATTGACAAATACAGTAGCAATACGCTGACCAAAGTCACTATAGGCATTGCGACGTTTTGGAAGTTCTGCGTGAAAGCGTTGAAGCTTGTAACTTCATACCCAAATAGAGTCGAGTTAAGCATAAAGATAGCTACAAACGCAGCTATACAGATTAATGAGACGATGGTACCTATTGCTAACTTTTTTTGCATCGATTGTGCCTTTAAATAATAAGGTACTTTTTATCTTACATCACTGTTTCATATGATAAAAGAGCATCCACGATGTATGAATAGCATAGTGCAAACTTAGTGGAAGAACGGAGATAGCTGTCACTTTGTACTGTGAATGAAATGTACATTGTTATAGTAACGCTCTGGTTCTTTAGGTATGTAAGCTAAAGTCCTTGGCTTGCCGTTGAATAGAACAACATAAAACTCGCCCGATTTTCTTACACCAATCACGTAGTGGTTCTCAGGAATCTGTATCCAGTTTTTCCCTTCATCAAAGCTGTACTCAGTGAAGCCAACCAACTTAACTCGCTGAAAGGAACCACACTCAAAGACGTTGATTAATCCTCGGTATCTACTGTATTTATGTTCACCGTCACGAAGCAAAGCGGGGACGTCGATACGCTTCCCGTATACATCGTAACCGTCAGCATCTATTAGATGACCGACGTTGCTCTTAACATATCTAATAAGCATAAAATCACCAACACTGTATATCCATACATATAATAGCAATAATCTGCCGATTAAGAAAATATGATACTTTCGATGCAGCACTCTCACTTCTAGAGATTGAATGTATGCTACTATATGCACTTTTCGTCAACATCAAGTATGGACTAAAATGTGTTTGAATTAATTATTGTATTATCAATAGGTTGTATTTTTTACCTATTCACAAAGACTAAAGACAAGGCTAATAAAAGTAACGTAAAACCGTTTGTTGGTTCGAGCACTGGAGCACAATTAGGTGACCAAGAAAGCAAGAAAAAAGTGGTGCCACACAAGAAAAGAAACTACCTGTGCTCAAAGGCTGAGAATAACTTCTATCAAGTTCTACTAGAGGTGTTGCCGCCGGAGTATATAGTGCACAGCCAAGTTTCGATGATGGCATTAGTTCAGCCTGTTAACTTCAAGGATAACTCTAAGACTTGGGCTAAACGAATGGACTTTGTGATCACGGATAAGAACACGAAGATCATGGCCGTTATCGAGCTAGATGATTCCTCACATCGTCAGCAAAAGCGCCAAGAGCGTGACATTTACGTGAACAATGCGTTTAAGGATCGGCATCCACTGCTAAGATTCGAAGCGCTGAACAAATACGACCCAATCACTATTGCTCAAAAACTAGAACAAGGAACTGAAATAAAGTGTAGGGCGATTGAATCAGTCGCATAAGAAAACTGAAAAATAAGCGAGCTTTGATAGCTCGTTTTTTTGTGGCAATAGTAAGCCAAAGAACGTGCAGTGGAGGAATTTACCCCCGTAATACAGATTCGGGGGTTTGCTCCGCTTTTAGGTCCCTCCCGCAAAACGGGCCCCTCCCAAAATGCTCGCAATACCGCGCACGTAATAAAAAAGGGCTCGTATAGAGCCCCATGATTAAGTTCGGTGTGGAAGTGCCAAGGTTTGGTGCCCTACATGTTCCGCTTCCTCGGTCTACGCAGACTGCGCTAGCTTCGACGCTGTGGCGAGCGGTCTAGATATGGACAGGCATGTTTTGCTGCAATATGTCTGATGGCTTTTCTCTTTGGCCGCACGTGAAGATCCTTTCTGTTTCTTCCCAAGTCACTCGATATACGCAGTCGCTCAACACTTCGAACTGATACCCAATCTTTACCAAGTCCAGATGGTCGAAACTGAATAGCTTGTCGCGACCATCGTACACATCGATGTATATCTTGTAGAACGTCAGGTCACGGTCGAGTTCGGCAGCATACTTCAGCCGTTTTGCGTAGGCGATTTGCTTTGCGTATCCGGTGATATAGAAGTCGTAATCCTCCAAAGGCCCGAACCCTGATGCTTTCTTTTTCTTCTTCGCTTTGGTTTCTGCCGTATCTACCGTTGGCGTTCCATCAGGCAGCTGCGTTTGTACTGGTTGCGGTGGTTTAACGGGGTCGGGTGGTTGCTCTGGCTCCGGCCACCAAGCCCAGATATTGAAAACTAACCCAAGCGATAACAGCACCACCGTTCCGACGACAGGCCAACGCTTCCAGAACGGGCGAATGTCTTTTGCTTCGGCTTCCTGCACTTGCTTGTTGGATTGCGAATGACTCTTATAGAACGGGAAGTACTCTGACTTATAAAATCGGGTAGAGGTGTTCACCACTTCACCGGCACAACCATCTTGCACTTTCTTGGTATAAGAACTGGTTGAACCCATGGCCGTGTTCTTTGTGCATCGGTAGGTCACTTCAATCATGTCCTTAATGTCTCGATGCACTTTGCGGATGTTCTGCGTAAGCAAGATGATATCGACACCGTAGTGACGGTGTATTGAGTACCATTCTAGAATCGGCGCGGCCAAGCCTCGACTTGGCAAGCTCATGTGCGCCTCATCGACCACATAAAGTGGTCCTTGTCCTTTTTCATTGCGCCATTCGTCCGAGTAGTCTTCAATCTGACTGAACGGACGCGAGGTTGAACCGAAATCCGTTAAACGGCCATCCACGATTTTGATGAGTTCTCGAACGTCTTCACCAAATACCTTAACGAACCAATCAATGTTTAAGGTGATATTGGTGATGACTTTGCGGCCATCCTTAATGGCCGGAATAATGTGGTAGGCAACCGCCTCATAGGTTTTACCGCCACCTGGTCTTCCTGCTATGGCGTATATCATGAGCCTAACCTCGTGAACGGAATCAATTGCAGCATCAAGCGCACCGTAATAGCGGCCAGAATGATAGACAGGCATTGAGGCACACCGACCGCCGCCATAACCCAAGCCACCGTAGGTGGAATACTGGTCATGTACTGGCTCATATCGACCGGAGCGAATAGGGAGAACACACCAGAGAGCAACAGATTCACCATTGCCATGATTTGCTCAACCGCCCAAAAGAACAGGTCTTTGAGCATGTTGACCAGCGAGATTAAAAGCTGGTAGAGGAACACCAACAGCTTGTTAAATAAATCGACTAACCAATCCATATTAACCTCCAAAAATAATACGACGCGCCGCAAACACTGACGTCATGATGAGAACCGCACGAATAAAACCGAACACCCAATCAAAGCTGATTTGTTCCTCAAAACTGAAATCACCGAAGAACGGCACAGGGAGCACGAAAGAAGGGCGCTTAGCACTGGATAAGTCGAGGTCACCAAACGAGTTCACAAAGTTGTCGATGGTGTTGTGTTTAAGATCATCTAACTGACCGGACACTAAACCACCTAAACCATCGGGATAGCCCGACTCATAAAAGCCAGTACAACTTTGGGACTCGATACACGTACCACCCGTACCTGCACCAGACGTATCTGTGTTTGCGATACCGTCTAAGGTGTCAGAAATACCGGAAACTTCATCCGCGATACCATCCATTGCGCCTGCAATTTTCTCTACGTCGTCACCCACACCATTAACGGCATTGGTGTTCTTGTTCATGGCCGTGGTGATGTCAGCATTCGCTTGTTGGATAAGGGCCTTAGTGTTTTCGTAAATCTTGTTGTCGTTGATTTGCTGCTTTTGAATGGCTTGCGTGTTGGTGACCATCGACGCGTTCAGCGCAATGATTTGGTTTTGAACGTCAGCACTGGCTTGATTGATGTCGATGTTCATGTCATTCAGGGCTTTGTTGACGTCCTTATTCATCCCAGTAATGGCTTTCAGAACTGCCGTATCTGTCGATTCATCGGTGTCAGGCTCTTCCACGTCTGGCTCACTGTCGGTATCCGGTGGATTCACCGTATTGGTTGAGTCGTCAGGTAATACGCTAGGGTCTTCGATGTCACCTGTCGGGTCGTCAGGGTCATGAATGGGGTCATCAGGAATAATAGGGGTGTCAGGGCCATCTTTACCCCAGAAGAGTGTGCCGCCTTCACACTGATTGCCTTTGAACTGGAATGTTCCATGACAGATTGTGTTTTGTGTCCATTCGCCAGAATCAACGCCCGTACACAGCGTGGTATCACTAGGAATGCGTTCTAGTTCGCATCGGGTTGCGCCAAAATCGCCATAGCATGCCCCTGTGACCTGTTCACCATAGACGTACGCCAACCATTGAAGCAGCTTGGTTTCATCAATGGATTTTTTGAACTGGCAAGCGTCCATACAGGTGCCGTCAGGGTTTTCACCATACTCACAGGCAGGAACGATAGGTTCGCAGGTGACACC